CGTTTGTAAGTTGCATAACATTCTTTGACCCATTCATATGCATTTTCCCACTCTTTATCTTTATTTCAATACCTGTCTGACGAGTAGTCTTAACGCCTTGACTTCCCATGAATCCATACTTGCGCTCCCAATCTTTATATACTTTTATTGCTTCATCAATTGGCCTCTGAGCATAATAACTCTCATGTAATAATTTAATAACACTAGCAGGCGTTATATTCTGATTTTGCTGGAATGTTTTATGAATAAACTCATACTCCAAATTCATACGACTATAAAAAGAAACGCGCTTATACTTCGCGAGGAGTTCAGTCTTTTCATAATTGCGCTTCGATAGAATCGGTGACAAAAATGGAGTCATGAACTTATTGGAAAAGTCATTCATCTCCTTAAAATTGAAATCTTCTGGTAAATTGACTAAATTAATAATATCCATCAATATCAATCGTGTCCGCCCGTGAAATTCAAGTAAATTCGTAGATGCATTGAATGACACATTCGGCAATTCAAGTTTAGTATTCTTTGGTATTTTGAGCTGTCGATAGCGATAATCAATCTCATTTATCTTCTGGATTAATTTGCTTATTTCCATTACGGCTTCATACGTGTTTTTTAGAGAGGCCCCATATTTTTCCTTGAAGGCAATCCGAACTTCCATATTCCCGTTCCGATGAATATTTATCGTCGCATATTTGGGTTGGTCATCAAGCGTATAAATATAACGCTTTAATGTTAGACCACGGGAACTGTATTGGACCTCGCGGATGAGCGTATCCGTCGCGTCGCGGACCTTCTTTGTTGAAGCGATCCAGTCCTTAATTTGTTTCTCACTAATAACCTTACTTTCGACGAGGGGTTTATAGATACGGAAGAATGGGGCTGGACTGTCCATGTCCTTATAACGCATAAAAGGTGTCTTCTCATCCACAGCGAATAAACCAAAAATGGTTTTCAAATTAACAAACTCGTGCTCATAATCATTCGTAATATGAATTAACAACTGGATAACATTACATCCCTGAAAATAAGTTGGGTCAACCGGTATTTTCTCCATAAAGTTTATCAATTTGTCCTCTGCTTTAATAAGAGGCTTCAAGCGCTCCATCTCTTTGTAAATAATATCGGGGTCATATTCAATTAGAGCCCCCGCCCAATATTTGCTAAAATACCCATTCACCAAAATATCATCCACTTTTTTCCCGATACTCCGACAATACTCCATCTCATCATTCAACATATGTAAATAAATCTCACCATTCTCAAAACGAATTCCATTTGTCGCATCATAAAGGGTCTGATCATTAATATTCACAACATGCTCAACTAAAATAGTATGTCCATCCTTTGCTACGAAATTTTTGTAGTCGGGTGCGATTTCCTTTTGAAGGAGAGATGGTTTACCCTCGATGTTAGTCCAAGTGGGTCCGAGTATTTTTGTTCCGGAACCGTATATGACCCACAGCTCCTGATTTTCCGGTAATAGAATATCTTTATTGTTGCTCATAAAACAAAATATTTTTTTTCGGATAGTAGTAATCGTATCGTCCTCATAAATATGTTGGTATATGAATTTAAATCGTTGTGTTTTGTGTTTTGTAATTATATCATAATATTGTTTGAAGTGGGACTTTAATAATCCATCAGATTTTCCGGTTAGTTCTAAATTAGATAGAGATTGTTTAACTTCACGTGGTTGTTCTCCTACGAAAATGTATGAACATGTATTTGTCTTCAACCTGTCCAACCTAATAATCTTAAAAATGTTCTTTTTTTCATAATCTTTTATTCCACATATGGTTGAATTTTCTGTTGTCATCTAATTAAAAGATATAAAATATATTTTCTAATTTGAATTTATTTTATTTGAGTGGGCTGTCTGTTATCTTAATACCACAATAGTCATGAGGATCCGCATTAAAATCAATGTTTTTATAATACCCTACTTTAATCGCTTCTTTGAGAAGGAACTCGAAGTTCTCCCAGAACTCATTCGTGTGTCCGACAGAAAGAGTCATTATGTGGGCCAACTCGTGAATGGCCACGAACATAATAACATTCTCTTTAACTATTCTGTTCTGTCCATCTCTCGAACGCAAACACAAAACCATCTTCTCACCCTTATTAATGCTATAACTCGTGTTTGTGCTACTTGGCTCTGACTCAACAATATTATCGGGATTGAATTTAGAAATCATACGAGAAATACGTTCATCCTCGGGATATTTTTTAGATAGGATGGAACAAATATTGGTCAGTTTTGTCCTAACATTCGCGAGTGTATCTGCGGCCAACTGCTTATATTTTAAATTATAAACCATATATTTTCTCTTATCGACCCTACTCATAACATATGATACATCCTGACGATATCCTTGTATAATAATAATTACCATAATAATCAATATAAATCCAATCATGATATACATAAAAATCATTCTTATAAAATATAAGAATAAAATTATTCTTAATGACGCAATTGAAAAACTACGAAAATTAATATAAGCATTAGGAACGGAAAAAATATGTTCCGGTAATAATTATAAAAAGTCTTCTTGTGTTTAAAATTATTAAATCCCTCAATAATTGTTCCATCATTCTTAAAAAATATTCGCTCATATGGAACTTTCGCCTTGATGAGTTCAGGAGTTGAAAGGGGCGTCTTCGAAAGAACGAGTTTTAATATATTTTTATAAAATGTATCCTTGAATTTTTGATTCGGGTATTTATAACTTACATTGCGCGCATTTATTTCAGCAAGAAAACACTTCATGTCATGATTAATTAAAATATCATACCCTAGAATCTTAAAACACTTCTGCTTCTTTGCGGGACACTTTAAATGTTCAACCGTTGACCGAATAGTCTCTCGCGTAATTTTTACAATCTGGGGAAATACAATCGTATCCCACACCTGCTTCCCGAAAGTGCGAGTGAAATCGTCTGGAATATAAAAAACATTTTTTTGAGAATTTTCTCCACTTAATACAATATCATTATCGAATGTATCAGATTCAAATTCTTTATTCGCCGTATAAATGAAGCCATTCTTCGATAAATAAGCGGTCGTCGAATTTTCTGTCTGGACATAAATGACATATATGCGGAAATGGAACTTCTTATTATTAAATAAGAGGGGGTTATCAATATAATCCTGAATAATCCATTCTTGGTAATCGGAATAGTGGTCTAAATGACTCATAAGTTCTAAATAATTACGGACAACTCCGACTCCGGTCCTCGACAATGAATTCTCTGGCTTTACTATATAAACTGGCGGGTCATCCCGTGGATTCGAAACAAAAAGTTGCTTCAATTCTTCGAGACTGTTTCGATTGAAGGAGATTGTCAGGGGAATATAATCGGGGCGCTTCTTGTAATAATTGAGATGAATGTTATACTGATCCTTCTTATTCCCGAGAGGATTCACATCTTGTAATTGATTAACGATTTCGCACTTGGAATAGTTCGGATGATTTCGATTTCCATAACTTATGTCGCAGTAGAATATTTTATCGGATGATGATGGGTCATCTAATTCTTGGAGACCGCTTTTTTTTAGTTCATCTGATATAAGAGAGTGAAAATATGGATTATTATTTATAAATGACATACTATTACTAAGATTTTATAATATGATATTATTTTATTTTATTCAAATTGAATAAAATATTTGATTCAAATAACTTTTAGCCTTATTGCGACAACTCCAAACTGTTGTTCATCCTCTTTCGTGTAATACTTGTAATAAACACTCAGTCCATGTTCAATCCCATATTTTTCCATATTTGGTAAGCATTTCGATAATCCTTCCGTTTCAAAATATATTTTGAAATTTGGATATTCTGCCTTTCCAGTAATTTGCGTCAAGAAACTTCTCGGCTTGAAATCCTCATTTTTCCATTCAATAATATCACCGACTTTCATTTCCTTGAATTTACCTTTGTTTTTTCTTCCTTCGACAGTCTTCAATCCGAGTTGTATTAGTGTAAACCACGGCTCCGATAAATTTTCAACGTATTTTGGCTCCATTTTATTTCTTATTTTTTTATTTGTTATAATATTCAATTTTTTAGGTTGATTTGGTTTATTTGTTCTAATTGAACTATTTCTTTTTTCCATAAACTAAATAAGAAAATTTATTCAATTAAAGAGATTTAATCACTCTTCTCGATTTTGTATCAATTGAACTACTTTTCGGAGCAACAATAATCTCATCTTCTTCTGATTGAGATGATTCGGTCGCGCTTGAACTCTGTGTTTCACATTCTTCAAATAAAATCGACTTCGATTTAACAATTCCATCAATAAACTTTTGGGCTTGGCTCTTGTTGTTTTCAATTTCCATTTCCAATTTCTGGATAAGCGCATCATTTGATTCGCAATAGGCAACAATTTCTTGTTGTCGTTCGAGAGATGGGATGGGTATTTTTATTGATTTTAAACTTGAACCACTTAATTTTGGATGAGCGGTACCTGTTCTAAATTTTTGAAAATCAACAGTTTGTAAGTAATAATATGTATAAGACAATAAAGTATTATTTTCAAACTCTATTCTATGAACGTCTCCAGAACACCAAAATTTTCCATTTGATATATGTAATGAACCTAATGATCCAGTCCTTGCTGTAAGTAAATATTTTCCATCAAATAAATAATTATCAACATAATCAATAATTCCATTTGCTCCATAAAATGGATATTCTCCTTTTTTTCTACCAGTAGAAACAACATCTTTTCCTGTTTTTACTTCTTTGAATATATCACCTAATTCTTTTACAACATTCTCGCCAAACATTTTTTGATTATTCAAACAAAACTCATTTAATTGCTTCAATTCCGCAATTTTTTCATTACTTGTTTTGTTTGCTTTTTCGTATATGAAATCTAAATATTTTACGATTTCTTGTTGGCGTTCAAGTGATGGGATGGGGATTTTGATATTTGATATATATTCTTTTGAAATATTTTTATGATTTGCTCCAATAAAACCTTTTTCCAAAAGTTCTTTATTAAATAATAAATAATAATAAATATATTTTGTAGTATTTTCTTCTTTATTTAAAGCTCTGTAAGCAATTGTTTGCTTTGCTAAACTAAAATTTTTATCTAAATACAAATTACATTTTCCAGAACCATTTGTTCTATTTTGAATAATATACAAATCTTTTATATCACATTCATCTACATATAAATCAGTTCTTTCTCCTCCTGTATGAAATTTATATTTTCCCTCACTCTTTCCATGACTTGTATCATATTTTTTTAAATTTTTTTCTATTTCACAAACTTCTCCAAGTCTTTTTACAACAATACTATCTTCATATTGTTCTTCTTCGGTTTCATCTTTTATATATTCAGCATAATTAAGTGAATATGAATTACTCACAATTTTTTCAATAGGAACTTCAACCAAAAGATTTTTCACACCTTCGCCCTCATATGGGTTGTAGTCATAAAATGCGACTTTCGCTGTTTGATGCGTCTTTGAAAACTTGTAATCTCTACCAGTTTCTTTTTGAGTTTTAGATACATTGATTTTCACTTCAATGACATCAGAACCTTCGCGCTTTTTCACAAAATAAAACACACAAGTCTTGATTGATGTATATGTGAATATTCCAGAAGGTAAATAAATAATCTCTTTCAGATCGCACGTTTTCATAAGATATTCACGAACAGCGACAAGAGTTTTATTCGTCTTTGAAAATAAATCCTGTCCATCAGGAAGAACAACCGCGCATTTTCCACCAATATTCAACATATAAATGATTGCCTGAATAAATAATGAAACCGCATTGTCAGACTTAATCGGAACATATTCTAATTTCAATGAACTTTGAAAATCGTCGTATTTAAGGCCCTTAATTCCAAATGGAGGATTCGCAAGAATATTATCAAATTTACGAGTAATTGGCTCACGGATACTATCACCGCGGTCTAATTGCTCAAACATATGACCAGTTGAAATCAACATATTTGAAACTGCTAATTGATAAGTATCTGGCTCCAATTCTTTTCCATATAGTCCTTCGGTTTTGATAAAGTCCCAATCAAGTGAAATATTTTTTAATTTCGCTTTTTCTTTAATAACTCGTATATATTCAATAAGAAAACCACCGGTTCCCATTGTTGGATCGCAACATGATTCAATTGTTCCATCATCTTTTATTTGAGGATTAATTAACCGAACCATAATTTTTTTAGCATGTAATGGAGTAAAAAACTGACCAAACACCTTTCCAACCATAATATCTTTAATAACATCTTCATAAGAATCTCCAAGAACATCCTCTTCTACATGTGATAAATCAATATCATTTAATTTATCAATTAATTTTTTATATGTAGATTGTCTCTGAATATCAAACCGTTTTTCCTGTAAGAAAATATTTTTAGTTGATGGATGAACTGATAATATAATTTCCCATAAATATCTCATCATATTTGGAATATCATCTTCTTTCTCTTTTGATAATTTTGAAAATCGAACACACGTTAATAAACGCCCTCGATTATATTCAATCATATCCTCTTGAAAACAAGAATAATCATATGGATAATTATCAATATCAATGATACCATCAAAATGGGATTCTAATAATTTTAATATCAATAAATATGATAAATTACGCAAAGCCTTTTCACCTGTTAAACCTTCATTGTCTCGAAGAATATCCAAACAAGAATTGAAAGCTTTTGTTAATTCATTTTTTGAATTACTTTTTTCATCTTTTTTAGAAAGTAATTCTTCACATTTGACCAATGAAATACAAGGTCTTTTCGCATTTTTATGCTTGTCATAATCGCACTTTTGTTTGAATGATTTTTTGCATAATTCGCAAATGAGCATTTTTCCAGAATCTAATTTCTCTGACATTATATATTATAAGATATTATTTCTTTAAACTAAAATAATTCAATTTTTATAATTTTTAACAAAAAAAGCATTTTTTACTTTCCCAACTAAATCTTTCCAATAATTATTTTGGTTTTAGGAAAAATGATAATATTGCTCAATTCTTTCATATTGTAATATTCAACCCATAAATCGAAATGAGGAAACATTCGGTCAATTTTACACAATTCTGAACATACTAATGATAAATTCATGTAATTTTTCTTCAATTCCGGATTTTTCAATAAATATTCGGTCGCCTTCTTTTTACAAGTCTCTAAATCATAATATATTCTCGGAATGCTCAAATATTCAATCCAATTTGTGAATTTTCCTCGAAAATGGTTTTCTGGTTCTTTTGGTAAGCGGATATCTTTATCACACAAATCATAATAATCTTTTTTACATGAAACCGATTTTTCAGAAATAATCTTTCGAGCTTTTTCATAAATTATTCCGAGTGAGCTTCTACTTAATGTTTTCAATCGCAATTTTTGTGTCAATAATTCATCGTATTCTCCTAAATCAGTAATAGTTTTCTGTTCTGGTTCTTCTTTGTCTGATTTTTTCTTTCGTTGTTTTTGTTTTTCAACAACAACTCGAAAAACTTTGATTTTTTGCGAGATTGTTTCATCTTCTAAGCTCATTTGATAAATAACTTCTCTAACTTTTTT